ATAGACCGGATCGCCGGTGTAATGCTGGATCATCACTTCTGCCCGGTACTCATCGGGGTTAAGCACCTTCGTCGCCACTGCGTCTGTCGCTGAGAAATTGCCGTTTGTCATGCTATCACCATCCTGTTCCGAGGCAGTCCACTTTGGATGCCAGTTCTTGTTTGCGTCGTTCCATCCGCCACGCGAGGCAACCCACGGGGATTTCCTGCCTTGACGGCTCCTTGTCGCGGCTCTGCTCTGTCATGGCGATGCAGGCCAGGGCATCAGCCACCACTTCATCCCCGTGCGCTGTACGGGCACCGGAGGGGTCCTGTGAGTTCATCGCGCCGGAATGCTCCACGGAATCACCCTTGCGGATGAACTGGTGGCATTCTTTCATGCCCTGGTCGGATCGGTTGATGAAGCGATGGTTCCCGAGGGCGTCCCGGTAATCTTCGAGCAGTTGCAGCTTCGCCACGGGGTTCAGGAAGAGACCGGGCTCGTCGGTGAGGTCCTGGCCTACCTTCTTCTCGCGACGGCGGTAGTAGATCGGCCCGTAGCCCGCCTTGACGATTTCCTTGGTGAACGTGCCGCCGGTCGGGCCGGAAGCGTCCCAATTCAGGAATGCGTTGTTGAAGAAGCGGGCCAGGGCAACACACTGCTTGGCGAAGGGATGCGGCCGGGTGTTGGAGTCGCGCCATACCGCGATTTTCTCCCCGGTCACCCGGTCCACCACGCTGGCCACTGAATTACTGGCCCCGGTCCCCGCGCTCACGTCACAGCCCATCGTGAACTTGCGATCGAGCGGGACTCGCCCGAGCTCGTCAAGGTCCAGCCACAGTTCGAGCTTGCCCCGCTTGCTTTCCGTGACACGTTTCGGGGTGCAACTCTCGTCGTCGTATTCCAGGTCGCCTTTCAGCAGGGGTTCACTGCAATACTTCTGACGCAGGATCTCAATCGCTTCCGAATCGAAAAACTGGTAGTCGGACCCCAGGAAGTCCATGTCGAGTTCCTGCGCGATCTCCATCGGGGACACGCACCGGGCGCATTGCAGGTCATACCACGGGGAGCGGAGCTTGCCATCGAGCTTGAACGGGTACTCTTCCGGGTACTTCAGCCACTTCGATTCCTTCTCGCCCTTGGTCTGGTATTCGACAATACCCCGCCAATCATCGCGCAACACGAGTTTCGGGTTGTTCTTATCCCTGACATCCGCCGTGTAGAGACCCTTGTTCTTCAGCGGGTGCCGTGACCAGTGCAGCGCGATCCGCATGGCGGCCGTGTTGTGAACAACCTCGTAAAACGCGTTATTCGCCCCTTGAGGCGTCGAGTTGAACCCGCGGCAGTCCGTGGTGTCGCGCGTCGCCCGGAGCACCCTGAAGCCGTCCTGCACGTCAAAGGCCGCGTGCTCGTCAATGAACATCGCCGTGCGCCGGTCCCCGCGTCCAGCCTCGCCCGTAGTGCTCTCCCCGTCGATCACGCTCTGGGTTTCCGCGTTGCCCAGATGCAGAAGGCGCCGCTCAGGGTCTTTCCGTCCAAGCCACCTGCCGGGAGGGAGCAGCCAGCGCGGCTGATTCAAGTGAAGAAAGTCGATCTTCCAGAAAAGCGATTTCGGATTGCCCGAATCATCCACGTACTTCTCGTTCCGGGAAATCAGCAGGAACGAAAGATTGGTCCGGAAATGCCAGAACCACTCAAACACTGTCAACCCGATCCAGCTTGCCCCCATATCGCGGCTCTTCGGCATCACGAAATCCCTGCCCCGGTCAACGCAATCCTTCACGTCCATCAGCGCCTCGTCCTGGAACCCCGTGTAGGTGATGAACGGCGTTACAGGCTGGCCATTGGGCTTGTCTTTCGGGCTGTACGTCCAGCAAAACGCGTTGATGTAGAAAAGCAGATCGTCCCGGCACATCATCCGGAATTCCCTGGCGGCATTCTCATCCGTGCCGGCCATGTTCAGAAGCTCCCGGCGAAACCGCAGATTGGCGTTGAAATCTTTCGGGACAAGATCGTAATGCGGGTTGAGCTTCACGAAGCCACCTCGCCCGAAATGGTAGCGGGGGCCGGAGTCGAACCGGCGTCTCCGGGAAAGAAAGGTGAACCCGGCGCAGTGACCGCACTACCGCCCCGCAACTCTTCACTCTTCGCGGCTTCCGAAATCTCAAGAAGCCTATCGCACATCTCAACCGAAGGCCGGCCATCCATGATCCCCGCACCAATGCCGACATCCAACGCGGCCCTGTTCGGGATGATCTTGGTCCACATGGTCCGCATGAACTCCTGACGGAACGCAATCGACATGCGGCATTCCATCAGGATGTTCCACGCCCCAGGGTCCGGACAGTCGGCCACGGTCACGTCGATAGCGTTCATGTTCCGCACGACCCACCGGACAATATCAACTTCAGATGCCTCCCGCCCCTCAAAGTCCGCCAGTGAGTAGACTCCTTGCCACTCAACTTTCGGGGGAGGAACGGGAGGCTTAATGAGGCGCTCATCCGGTTCTTTGCCCGGTTCAGCTTCTTGCCTCGTCTCTGCTTTCGGTGCTTTCGGAATTTTGGGCTCCTTGGGTGGTTTCACAGGCTTCAGCGTATCGCCAAGGTGCGCCCTGAATTGCTCAAGTGCTTTCCGTTGTGCTATCGCATTGGTGTCCCCCTGGGTTATGTGCTCCGTTCGGCACAGAACAAAATCAGCCCACGTCCCTGACTCTAACAGCGCCGCCTTTTGCTCTGGTGTGACTTTTGCCATAGCCCCCATGATGGGATATCCGGCGTTGTGTGTCAAGGGGGTACAAGAGGGTATAACCGCACACGCTAAACTGTTGACCGACAGAGAGCGAGCCTTGAAAAGTGGAGACAAATGTCGTGGAAAATAAAAATATTTTTTTTGGAAAACGCTCTCACGCGAGAGGGGGGGTATCTTAACGCTTCGGGCCTCCGGCGGCGGGGGGGTGTGGTAAAGATTTCGCCCCTCACGATCGAGTCGGGACCCCTCACGATTGGCCCCCCCATGATCGAACGCCAGCCCCGCCACCCGTGCGCCGCGGTGCTATCACGCCAGCAGCCCCGCCAGGGCCACATATACGGCGCTAGCCCTGCACGCTGGACGCGCTGAAGGCGCTTTGCGTCATACCGAGGGAACCCACCGTATAAAGAATGACCACGCCACCAGCGCCGGAACTGGTCGCGCGCGCCGGTCGGGAATCTGACAGCGGCAGCCTCCCCCCACCCACCTAGACCACCGCACCGCACCCCGCCAGGTAGGCCAAGGACAGCAAATCAAGCCCTTGACGCTTAACACCATGACCCCCAGCAAGATGCAGCACTATTCAAAGCGCATCAAAGCAGCCTTTGAAGCGGATACCATTGCACCGCAACAGTTTAAGCATACATTTCAAGATTTCAAGCCCCTGTATAATCACCCCCCCCAGGAGGAAGCCATACATAGAAGAGTATTATATAAGATAATATATATATATTATTGATATATACTCTATCCCTCTAGAGCATCAACGCTTTACGCTTCAAAGCACCCCTTGAAACGCCTTGAAACATTTGAAGCGGCTAAGGAGACCCCAGAGCGCTCTGTTTTTGGAGGAGCTTGACCCCTTGAAACGTTGAAATATGACGCAAACACCACGCCTGCAGCGTTATCAGCATCAAAGCGGACATTGAAACGCGGTGAAGCCGTTGAAACGCTCTAGCGGCAACCAATGGCCAGCAAAAAAACGCCGAAACCGCGCCGACCCCCGCAGGCCCGCAAAAAATCACCTTGACACCGGGAAAATGACATCATAGACCCTTGGTATATCGTGATTTATGAGGCTAAAAAAAAGATTAAAATAAATCTATCCAATACCATGCCAACCGCGGTATATTGTGCACCATGAGAGAGCGGTGCAACACAATGAGAGAGGGAAAAAGAGAGATGAAGAAATACACTGTAGAAATGCATGACGACGACGGCCGCGGCCGATGCCGCTATTGCGTAGACGTTGAAGCGGCGAACAGGCGCGCCGCACGCGTGGCCGCGGTCGCTCGCTGGCATGAGTTGACCGGGATATGTGCCGACGTGGTAAGCGTGCGCCGCGCGCCCCGGCCCCGGGTCTCGTTCGTCGTGTACTCGAGGCTCTTCGGGGTGAAGGCCGCGACCACGCACCGCAGCCCCGCGGCAGCCCTCCGGGCCTGCAGCCGTCGCACCGGCCCCGGCTGGCATGTGATCGACACCACCGGCCAGCGCTGGACGCTCGACGCCGCAGGAACCCCCACCACCGCGCAAGGGTGACACTATGAAGCAGGGCGCCTTATTCAGCGGGAAAGAGATTTCCTTCAACCTCGCAGGGGAGCGCGTTGCAATGCCGCAGCCCGCACCCCGCGCGGCGCCCGATCGAACAGCAGCACTATTCACGGAGAATAACGCCATGATAGCAGCAAAAGAATACACCGCCTTAACAGTGCAGGAGCTTAGAACCGAATGCAGAACGCGCGGCATCCGCGCTGCCGCTGTGGGGTCGGCCACCAAGGCGCAACTAATCGACGCCCTTGAGGGGCGCGCCACCATCGAGGACGGTACCCCCGGCGCGCACCTGGTCGGGCATGAGGGCATCAGCCCCGCCAGCGTAGCAGAGACCGCGGCGAAATGGCTAGGCTTGCCGCCGCTGTGGAAAGATGAACTTGAACGCGACCGCGCGCAAATCGGCGCCCTGCAGACAATCCCCGAACCCGCGCGGGAATGGGCACACCCCACACCGGAAGAACGCGCCGAGAATGCCAAATATTGGAGAGAGCAGGCCGAACGAGACCGGGCCGCGGCCGCACTACAGGCCGCCACCCGGATGGAGAAGGTAAATACAAAAGGGCCGGAGGTGATATCATGATATCAGATATAGACTATACGGGCGGATATGCAACATACTGCCCTGAAGATGATAAGTTGCGGTTGTACGTGGGGAGGGTGCCCCGCGACGAATACGACGCTTTAAGGAGCGAGGGCTGGACCTCTACGCCGAAGCAAGATTGTGATTTTGTCGCAGTCTGGACGCCGGGCCGCGAAGATACCGCTCTAGCATATTCCGGCGGGACCCTTGAGGATGAGGACACCGACCCGACCGAACGCGCCGCAGACCGGGCCGAGCGTTTCGGCGGCTACCGTGACAACCGGCGCGGGGATGCCGCGGCGCATGGCGACCGCTACGACAGCGGACCGGGGGCGCATGGCTACCAATCGCGCGCGCTGGCAGAGCGGCGCGCCGCGCGTCATGATCTTTGTGCCTCTCGCGCGGTGGTAGCATGGGATAAGGCCGAATATTGGCAGCAGAGAACCGCCGGCGTAATCCGTCACGCGCTCCACAAATGCGCGCCCGGCGTCCGCATGGGTCGAATCAAAACCATCGAGGCGGAAATCCGAGCCGCGGAAAAGAGCCGCGACGAATACGCGAAACGCTACAGCGATATTTCCAAGCTGGCCACATGGCCCGAAAGCGAGGAGAACACCGAAAAAATTTGCGCCTATTTCGGGCGGCTCTGCTCTCTGGGGCGCGAGTATATGCACCCGCGGCCGGATGATTTGAGGGCTGCTATCACGGCCGCCGAGCACCCCCGCGCAGAGCAAATGATTGAGCTATACACCACGCGGAAAGACGATATTTATTCTATGATGACCTCTGAATATGCCCCCGTAACAGGGGCGGAAGCGTGCGCCTTGTGGCTCTCGGATCACGACGAGCCCGCGGGGGAGGGGCGACACCTGGCGCATTTACGGCTGCGGCTGGAATATGAAAACCAGATGTTGGAGGAGCAAGGCGGCCGCGCGGCTCATGTCGAGATGATAGCAGGCGGATTTTTTGGAGGCCGGCAGATTCACAAAATCAACAAATCCCCCTCGACGGGGCGCGTTGTATCCGTCGCTGTGCGCGTGCCCAGGGTTGATGGATATGCTTACCGGGTCCGGAATCAGCCGGGGCAGGATTACGCCCTTGAGCAGATCAACACCGAGCGCCTAAGTGCTGAGCACTACCGCGCACCGACGCCGGAAGAGCTCGCAGCATACGAGGCCGAGCGCAAAGCCGAGCGGGCCACGCGCAAGGCCACCGGGCCGAAGCCGCCACCCATTATCAACCTGACCGACGCCGACGCCGAGCGGCTGCAGGCGATATGGAGCGCCGACGCGAAAGCGCGTAATCTGTTCTGGACCGGCGAGGAGTTGCCGCGAGTCCGGAGACTCACGCAGGCGCAATATTCCGCGCTTGCCACTTGCTCCTTGTCCCGCGCTGAAACCATCGACATCACCGGAGGCGGGACGCCGCAGCCGCTGCAACATTACAGCATGGGGCCGCGCTGGCCGACCGTCGCGCGGATTCGCGGCGCGCGGCGCTCCGTGGTCATCTTGACCGACAAACCGCAAAAGCCCCTGCCCGCGGAAATGTGGACGGACCCGCGACCGGCGCTCCGTGACGAGTTGCGGCCACGAATCGAAGAAATAGCCGTCATGGGCTGCTCAAGCGATTTTGACGACCAATGGACAGACGAGAAGAAAGAGCTGTTCCGCCGCGCCCAGATGGCCGGCCTTGTCCGGTCATCGTCCATGACTCAACGGGAGCTTACGGGCCGCGGCGCCGAGATGCTAGCAGCACACCGGACCGCCAAGACAGCACCGAAACCCACACCCCGCGCCCTCGTGGCAGTCGGACAAATGGAGCTTTTTTGATGACGACAATTAGCAGAGAACGTGGTATAAACCGCCTTTTGATGATGGCAGCGGCGACAACCGAGGCCGGCGCAGCAATGGCGACGGAGCGCCAACGGATTGACCATTACCGCGCGCGCCATATCGAGGGGACAGCCCCGCGCGCGGTGACGGGGTTTAATTTGTTCCAGACCCCGCCGCCCATAGCCGCGCGCATGGCGGATCTTGTCCGGGAGCGGTTGCCCGAAGGTGGCCGGATTCTTGAACCGTCCGCGGGCCTGGGCCGCCTGTATACGCCGCTTGAAGGTTTGCGCGCGGCCTGGGTCATGATTGAAGAGGCCGCGGAATGCGTTGCAGCTCTCCGGGGTCGTGGGCTGGCGGCTGACATCCAGCAACGCGACTTTTTGACCACCACGCCGGCGGGCTTGGGGCAGTTCGATGCCGTGATTATGAACCCGCCTTTTAAGATGGGGCGTGATATCACGCACGTAAAGCACGCGTTGACGATGGTCAAGCCGGGGGGCCGGCTGGTGTCGCTCTGTTACAATGGCACGCGGCAGAATGAGAAGCTAAAACCGATGGCGGATCATTGGGAAGTATTACCGGAAGGCTCTTTCCGGACAGAAGGCACAAGCGCATCCGTAGCGCTGATAGTGATAGACAAGCGGTAAACCGGCCACAAGGCCAAGAAAGGGAGATGATAGCATGAAAGCAAATGGAAAATGGAAAATAGAGATCGGGAGCCATCAGGTAGGAATCGAGATCGCGAACGGTGAATCAGATGTCACGGTAGACGGGCATCAGGCCGGGGGCACCTGTGATGACCTGGGTGATTTGCTGGCGCTGCTGGCGCAGCAGATCAAGACCGCCGCCGCATTCACTCACGGGCCGACGATGCTTGTCAACTCGTTTCACGGGACGAGCGTTCGCACAAGCAAGAGCCGCGGCGCGCTTGATAGCATCCGCAACCGACACCCGGCAGACTGGAGTAAGACGGAGCGGCGCGAGGTTATGCGACTGCGCAAAGCCCTATGCGGGATCGAGGGCTGCACCTGTGGCGGCGTCTTTGGCGAGCGGGAATAATAACGCACCACAACCCCGAGCCGGGCGGGCAAACTGGCGGGAGGATGATAGCATGAAGACCTACATAATGGAACTGTCGGAAATCGAAAGCAGTCTATGGCATGACATAGGGCCGGAGGCGGAGGAGTTCCGCAGCCAGATCAAAGAGACGGCCCAGGCGGTGGCCGACAAGGGGCGAACAACCGTAATCGTTCACGCCGCGTCCCGCGCCATTGTCCACGCTATTGACCCGAAGGATGGTCCTTACTTGGTGTCGCAAAGCCCGGAGTATAAGGCGCTAATAGATGAGTATAGGGCTTGGTTCGAGTACTTTTACAAGCGCGGTGGTTCAGCCAAAGAGGAGACATCATGAAACGAGTGATAGTTTACACGAGATATTCCCCCCGGCGCAATGCCGAGGAAAGCCAGAGTTGCGAGACCCAGCTTGCCTATTGCGAGCAGTGGGCATTCAAGAACGGGCTTCCGGTGGCTGGCCGGTACAGGGATGAGGCCGTATCAGGGAGTGATGAAGACAGACCGGGGATGTGGGCGGCGATCGACGCCCTGGGTAAGGGTGATACGCTCCTGGTCTACAAGCTGGATCGGCTGGCGCGTAACGTCTATCTGATGGAGTGCGTTCGCAGGGCGGTCGAGGTCAAGGGCGGGGTGATAGCAGCGGTAGAAGGCGACGTGGAGGGGAACGGGCCGGAGGCCGTAATGATTCGGCAGGTCTTGTCCTCTATCTCGGAGTACGAGCGGAAAATCATCGCGTTGCGGACCAAATACGCGATGCTTCACCACCAGCGGCAGGGCAGGCGGATGGGGAAGAACATCCCTTACGGGTGGAGCCTTGACCCGAACGACGAGAAACGCATGATACCCAATGAGGCGGAGCGCAAGGCGATTGAAGCGGTTTTCGAGTTGCGGGCCGGGGGTGCTACCCAGGATGAGATTGTCGCGGCGCTCAACGAGAAATACGCGGACGCCGCGCGGGTGGGGAAGTGGAATCAGAAGACGGTGAGCAAGCTACTCAGGCGCGAGCGTTTTGAGGAGGCGAACGCGTAGCACACCGCGCGAACTGGCCCGGTCAGGATATTCTTCCAGACCGGGCCTTTTTCATGCAATGCGGGTGAACGTCAGGACAACCCGCGACTGCCGCTTGTCAACATGGAACTCAGCCGGCAGCGTGGTCAGATGCTTGCTGTCATCGTCCACAAGCAGGCCGGCATCAACGACGCCCTCTTCAGCGTTGTCCTTATAGCCATCGGCAAGCTTCTCGATAGTAATTTCATGAAGTTCAATATTCATTGTCATTATACATATTTATGATTAATCATTGCAGTGTTTAATTAGAATACGGCCATATTTTAATTTACCATTAATATACGGGCCATCCTTCCCGCTTGAAGAGGGAATCCCGGCCATGCCCCTTATATTACCAGCAATTAGGCCAATGATATTGAATTGTTTTGGGTTGTATTTATCCATAAAAGTTACTGGCACACCCATTACTCCGTCATAATCTAGCGGAATATCTGCCGTTTTTCCGACTTCTATAGCATTATAATTGTCGTATTTAAGATATTTGTGATCAGCGTATTTTTTGTAGAGAATCATATGCTCGTTTCGCTTATCAATTTCTAGATTCGTAAACCAGCAGGCATTTCCGAGACTACGCCAGTTTACTCCATTGTCATCTCTCCAGCTTCTGCACTCACGTTGTTCATAATGATCAGGAACGATAAACTTTGATGGATGCATGTATCCCAGCCACATTGCATTAGATTGCAATAATTTAAATATGTCTTTATATGTTATTGCGTTATGGTTGCCGATGATGATAAATTTCTTGTTGTACGTGACAAGCTGCTCCACATATTCCCTGAAAAGCGAAAACGGTGGATTTGTAACAACTATGTCGGCTTGCTGAAGAAGCTCAATAGCCTCCTTGCTTCTGAAGTCGCCATCGCCATTAAGATGCTTAATGCCTATTTCTTCAGGGCTAGGGACACTGTTTCCTCTTTTTGCTCCTTCATATTCCAGACATATTGCCCGATCGGAGTCATTTTTGCTATAAATTTCCATGTCTTGGCTTTTGTAGCAGGTCGTAATTAGTTTTCTGAGGCCGAGTACTTCAAAGTTATATGAGAAGTAGTGGAAGAAATTACTCACTCTGGGGTCGTCGCAGTTGCAATACACCACTTTGTCTTTAAAATGCTGCTTGTAGTGCTTTAGTTCTTTTTCAATATCTGATAATTGGGTGTAGAACTCGTCTTTTTTTGAGTTTTTTGCCGCATGTAGCTTTTTGTTGTACGTCTTTTTTGCCATTTCGGATTACTTCCTCATTTCGCGAGTACACATAGTCACCCACGCACGGGTACTATTTGCGCACATTCTTGCCGTTCTGCACTTTATGGGCAAGCATAAAGTGACAAGAATTTTGAAGTATGCGCAATCGGATGCCGGGCCGTCAAGCAATAGCCCGCTCCGTCCTGACCCGCTCAAACGTCAATTCGACCCGCGATAACGCCTTGTCTATGAGAAACACGGCGGGCAACGTGGTCAGGTGCGTGCTATCATCATCCACCAGCAGGCCAGCCTCCACAACGCCGTCATAGGCCGCCTTGAGCATCCCCAGGTGGTTCACGTCGTCACGTCTTCTCGCCTGCTTGTGAAAGAACACCGCGCTCACAGTAGCCCGCACCCAGGGGCCGCTCTCGATGCGTTGCTGCTCCGTGGCCTCGCGGGCCAGCTTCAGGTACCGCTTGGTAGCCGCCGCCCGCTTCATACGGCCCCCGATCGACCCCGGCGGACGGTTGCAACTCAGGCAGGAAGGCGGGAGAGGGAGAATAATCGTCACGGTTTCCGCCGTCATCGCACCACCACGTAGTTGCCCTGCCGCGACAACGGAGATCCTTGCCTCATTGCACGGTCCAGCATCCGCTCATAGACTGCACCCGCAAGGCCCTGGCACTCCGGACACAGGTCGAGCGCGCAGTAGACCGTTTCAGGCGTCCTGCACGCCCGACACGCCTCTGTTTTCGGTGCTATCACTATATCTTCCATAGCCACCCCACTTTCTTGACAACCCCGTTGAGGCCGTACCGGATCAAGCCGGCATTCTCAAGGTCCTGGATATAACCGTCACGCTCGCGAGAGTCCTTGAGGTACTGCGTCCGCCGGGTGAGCATCTGCTTGCTGATTCCCGATTCACCCCGTTGAGCGATGATCTTGAGAATCTTCATCTTCTGCCGGTGGTGCTCGGAGTCGGCCACGTTTGCCTCGATGCCGCGCGCGAAGTCCCGGAGCGTCAGCCGGATAAACTCGCACGCATACAGGGCGTGCTCCTCGGTGATCTCCGCATTGTCAAAGCGGTCCCCCGCGGCGAGAGTCAGCGCGATCCGGCGAGCATTCTGGAATGCTTTCCCCCACAGGTACTGCAAGGGATCGTTCCGCTGCGCACATGCTATCATGTTGTCATGGCATTCGATCGAGAACGATTCGAGCACCGCGAACGCGGCTTCTTGCGCGGGTATGCAAATCTGGTGGCAGCGTAATGCGCCCATCAGATCGCCGTGACCATCGGGTGCGGGCACCTGCCGCAGAAACCACGCCTGCGCCATTGTCACAAGCGATTCAGGCGGCGAGGTCTCCCTCACCATTTTGTAGCGCGGCCTGGCCTCGGACGCGATCACGATCATCCGGCCAAGCCAGCCGTCCTCAAGTTCCCCTGAAGAAAGCCCGTCGTAGAGCGTTGCAGGCGTCGTCATGCCCCAGATGCAGACGTGGGGCTGGTCGATGCGTCGGAGCTCTTCCTGGGCTCTCTGCTTGCCCCTGTACATCTTGTGAGCGGATGAGTAGAGTTCCATGAGGGTCGGGACGATTGTCCGGAGGTGTCCGGCCCCGTTGGCGTTTGCACTCTTGATTGAGCCGAACATATGGCCGGCCTCATCGAAGATATAGAATTGCACAGGACAGAGCGAGAGCGACGTTTCAATAGCGCTGTCGGAAGTGACCCGCGATCCGCCTATGAGCATGTCCGCGCCGGCCTCGGTGAAGAGCTTCTGAACGCAGTCCCCAGGGTGATCCTTGCCCCCGCTCGACTCGACCACTGCTATCATGTAGATATTCGTGCGGCCCCCCGACTCATCGCGCACCTTGCGCCCGAAGAGTGTCCCGCAGGCCACCAGTGCGGCACCTACCGCGAGTTTCGGCTGCGGGCATCCGGCTGTCTGGTTGATGTAGTCGGTGAGTTGGCCCACCATCCCCGGCGGCCTCAGTATCCAATCCGGCCAAGGTTCCTCGGCCAACACCGCGGGTGCGATCTCGCTTTCCTGAACCTCCTCGCCCTCCACGGGCGCCGCCGAATCCTGTGCCTCTGCCGTGGCCAAGGCCGCAAACTGATCGTCCGTGTAGGTCAGGGCGTGGGCGGCACGCTCCTTGTCCACCAGGAGCCAGCCGCGGGGCTTCTCTGATGGTGTGCTGCGCGCTTCCCGTACCTTGCGCTCGAAGTCCTTCACGTCCGTGGGGTTGTTCTTGTCCCATTGCGGCACGCATCGGGGATTGAACTCGTTCCAGAGCAGGCCCAGCGCGGTCGCGTCGTCCAGGTCGAATCCCACCACCATTGACCGTGCAGCCCACAGCAGCGCATCATGGCCGGCTGAACCCTGTATCGCGGGCGCGCAGTCCCGCAGGTAGAGAATCGCCCTGTCAATGATTGGCGTCGCGCCTTCCTTCACGGGCGGGGGAGGGGATGAAGACCGCTCCCAGGGTGGCGTGTACTTCCGCCGCTCCAGTTCCGGACGCATGAAGTCAGGGTACTCCGAAAGCTGTACGTCATCCGGCCCGAATCCGTCCGTCCACTGGTAGCTGATCCCGTTAGGGTGAACGCTCGGGGGCAGTAGGATGTAGTAGCCATCAGACCGGATATCAATCCCCCTCCGGAAACTGTTCTTGTTCGCGGGTGGCGTGTCGGTCTTGAATAGAAAGTGCCCGCCGCCGCGGGGGCTGTCCTGCCGCACGGTGACAGGCATATCAGGGAACGCTTTCAGGGACGCCCATCCATCAATGCCCTTGTCCGCGTCGTAATCCACGTCCACCACGTAGACCCCGGACCCCGGCCCGCAGGCCAGTGCCACGTTGGCATTCGGCCACCGCTCCCACCATGCTGTGATCGTCGCAATATCGCGCGTCGCGGCGCGAACCCCGTGCTCTACCGCGGGCACCTTGAGCCCCGGCTTGCAGGGGAAGACCAACCAGCCCCTCTCTGTGTACTCAATCGCTGCGTTAAGAAAAGACTTGTTCATTTTTTAGCAAATGTCCTATGATTTCAGTGTACTTACCTCGTTTGACCGTTCGTATTCTCAGCGTCAGGTTGCCGATTCTGTTTCCCAGAAACATATCCTCCATTGCCGTCCAGACTGTGACTGTCTTCGCTTCCTCTGCCCCGAATCTTCGTGCCCACCATTTCCGCGCTTTCTGCCCCGCAAAGCCGGGATGATCCAGGCATACCCATTCACGCGCGGTCTCCATCCCGCACCGGTATTGCACTCGTATGCTATCAGGCGATCCCTGCTTGCGGTGCAGCGCCACTGTCACATCGTCCACCTCAAGCTCCACGGGGAGGCTGCCGAGAATCGCCCTACGTGACACCTCCGCCTCGTGCAAGGTCTTCTCCCGAGCCTCCGCCTCGTCCCGCTCGATGACTTGCTTTGGCACCTCCCATCCGCAGTGATGACAGACCCGCACGACACGCGAGAACCTGTTACCGCAGTCCGGGCATGTCTCGATCTTTACCTGGCCCGCATTGATGCAGTCGATCGGGCCGTGCTCGTCAATGCAATGAGCGTAATCCGAGACTAAGCAATCCTCTTTTCCCGGGAAGAGCCGCAGTCCGCGCCCTACCATCTGGGCGTATAGGCCAGGGCTCTTCGAGGGACGCAGCAAGACAACGTGATCCACCCTCTTCGCGTTGAACCCTTCGGTGTAGACGTTGATGTTGATGAGATGCGAGATACGGCCTTCAACAAACCCCTTCGCGGCCCTGTCGCGGTCCAGCGTTGGCGTTTTCGCGGTCACGATCGGCGCGTTGATACCGTACTTGCGCAACTCATGAGCGACACTCCTGCAGTGGTGCTCGTCAATGCAGAAGTAAATCACGCTTTTGCGCTTGTGGGTAATCGTTCGCTGAACGCTATCACGAACAGCAGCCACGACGACGGACGGGATATCGACCGCAGCCGCCAAACCCTTGAGCGAATATTCCTTCCCGACCAGCTTCACTTCATCAAGATCGGGCTGCACATCACAGACAGGCGACCAGAGCTTTGACAGGTACCCCGCACCAATCAAGTCAGCGATGTACGCCTCGTAGCAGACCTCCTGAAGGATGTGATCCCGGTGGCAAATCGGGCCGCACCCCATCCGGTAGGGTGTAGCCGTGTAGCCGACAACCTTCATGTGCGGTGCTATCACTCTGCACCCCTGGATGAGCTCGCGGTACTTGCCTTCACCCTTCGCGGGTATGCGGTGCGCCTCGTCGATAAAGAGAACATCGAAAGGCGAGAACTCGTTCCATCTCCGGTAGATTGAGTCGATCCCTGCGAACATGATAGCATGATCCCGATCGCGCCGGCCAAGACCCGCCGAGTACACGCCGATATCCCCGGCAGGCCATAACCCCTGCATCTCTGCCGCGTTCTGACGCACCAGGTCTTTCCGGTGTGCAAGCACACAGCAACGCAGCGGAGGGTATTCCCGTTTCCATCGCTGGATATCCCACGCCATCATGATGCTTTTCCCGCCGCCCGTAGGGATCACCACGCACGGATTCGTGTCCTTCGTCCGGAGATGGTTGTCAAGCGCCTCTGCCGCCTCCGCCTGATACGGGTACGGCTGGAGCGCGCTCGCTTCAATTGGTGGAGGAGCGAATAGCATTACACCCCCAGGTCCATTACAGGGATCTGCTTCCATCTCGCCTGCTGACACTCGTCACAGTAGCAGGCGGCGTACTTGTCGGGATGTGCATCCTTGATGCATTTCAGCATCGGCACCGTCACCGCATCCTCCTTCTTTGCGAATACGCGGCGGCACACCCAGGCAGCTGGCCTCCCCAAGCCTGATTTTGATGGAGACATTACAATGATTATCTTATTACGGCCTTGCAGTGTCTGAAGCAGTTCGGTGAACTCCTTTGAATCAAGAGAGCGCAGCGCCCCCACCCGCTGAAGCGCTGACTTCGGTATTTCGCCGCCTGCCTTGGCCAGCGTGTTTAGGACAACCTCGCACTGCTTTTCGAGTCTCCGCGCCGATGCGTCGTACCTCCAAGCTACCTCCTTCTTCAGCGATTCTACCGCCGCAGCCATCATCATTCCGCGGTCCATTGCGATATTTACGCGACGCGCAGCCTCGTCCAGATCCCTGGTTGTCTTGCTGTACTTCCCCTTCAGCAACTCCACCTCCGCAAGCGCCGCGTCTCGTTCTGCCGACCGCTCTTTCAGCAGTCTCACAAGCGTTTCGATTCTACCCTCTAGCTTCCGGTTGGCCTCGGTCAACTCATCGCGCTTTTCGCGGTCGATGATCGACTGCCGCTGATAGTTCGCAAGAACCTTTCTTTCTTGATCGATCTGCTCCTTCACGCTTGCAAGCGCCGACCGCAGATTCTCGCATTCCCTCCTCGCCTTATTGCGTTGCGCCCTTTCATCGTCCGCCATCCCTCTCAACCGTTCCAGCTTGTCGCTTGCCCTATTCACTAATCCCATCGCGTCCTTCAATTGTTCACGCGCCGCGTCGCGCTGCCGCAACAACGTCGCTTCTCCGTGATCCTGCGCAAGCCTGTCCTTCAACTCGTCGCGTTCCATCCTTACCTCTTCCAGTTCACGGACGGTCTGCTCGTGCAGCTCAATGTAGTAATCAGCCCTGTGATTGCAGCGATCCCTCGCCCGCCGCTCACTCATCCTCTGAATCATGGCCGCGCACCCTCCGCCTATGGCCAGTGCTATAATCGTCGTACCGACATTGTATGGGTATTGTAGTAGTATGTTCATCAGTCGTCTTCTTTCCTTATTTCTGTGAGTCTCTTTTCGAGCGCGTCACACGCGTCCGAATAGGACAGCGTGTAAAGGCACGCGAGCACTCGTTTCATTGCCTCATAGTCCCGGTCAATCCGGAGCTTCTGCATTCTGATCCTGCACGTATCGCGTATCGTGCGATTGCTCACAGCACACAGTCTTTCGTGAATGTCACCCCGTCAAACATAGCAGGACTCCATCCGCGATCATGATTATCACTGCTCCTGGTGTACCACCCGTCGCCATCCGTCTTCCTTGCACGGTTCGGGGACATCGCTTCGCGAACCTGCTTTTCTGTTGCAGACCCAACAAGACGCCCGATATATACGGCAGCAATATGAATATCAGCCTTGTTGTTTAGCATGTAATCAAACGTCCGCATGTCATAGTCCAGTATCACCCTCATAGTCGTCGGCATCGTGTCGTATCGCGTAAACGTCTCCACGTCAAACATGAGAGAGGCAATCTCCGAGTAGTTCGTGAGCAGTTCCCGGTCGAGTTCCGCCACTCGTCTATTCAATTCCTCGACCTCCAGCAGCCTTTGCTTCAGTTCAGCGTCCACTGTCTTAAAAGTCTCAGTCTTCCGCACCAACCTATCCACGATCCTGGCTATCTTGTTCCTGATTCTCTTCACGCTCCCCACTCCTCTCGCTCTAATGCCGCCTCTTCACCTTCCAAGTCTGCTTGCTTCACAAACGTCCCGTTCACCATCCGGCCTTTACGGTCCTTGATCTCGTTCCACGCCAAATCAACGCAGCTCTCAATCTTCATCCCGCACTGCGCGGCCAGGATTGTCAGGACAACCACCGCGTCACCGATCCCGTCAGCAATGGCCAGCGGCTTTTGTTTCGCGATCCCGCCGGCCAGCTCGGCCAGCTCCTCGACGAGTTTCACCATTTGCGCCTGCGGGGTTGATCCGTGGATGAGGTTTCGATCGTACGCCCATACTCGTATACATTCTACCAGTTCGCCTATTCTCACTCCCCACCGCCTTTCTCCCCGCCGTGCGGGGGTTGTTTCCGCGCTGCCCGATACTCATCGATGTCTACTGACACCCATTCCCAATCGGCGGGTAGTCGGTCGCGCACTTCATCGCAAGGCCCCCACCAGCATTCGCATCCCCACACGGTCTTGCCGTTGTCCAAGTCTATTCGTGGGTTTTTCTGTCCGAAGTTAAATCCACCAGCTTCTGGCGGCAGGTCAACGTCACCCGCATATACGCCGTCTCCAAACGTTCGAATTTCACCACCTTCAGCCTCTAGCACTGCCGTCACCCTTGTTCCTATTGCTGTCATCATCCCTCTCCCGTGTTCTCCCCGCCGTGCGGGGTTGCGTTAGATACAATTCCTCATGCCGTGCCAGTTCGTCCTCGCCTACCAGTTGCGGCATCATTTCTTGGGGTTCGGAGCAACGCCCTTCCAAATATACAAAGCACTCCGGTCCGCATCCGCCAGACATGCCGACGTTGAAGCAATCATCAGTGCCTACAGGATAATTACCGCTCGCAGCTAAAGCGTTTCCGTGTTGCATCGCCTCCTCGTGGTTTCTGGGTATTGGATTGAATACCGCAAACGGTCCTGTGTGGAACTTGCCGTACTTCTTCCTAGTCGTGTCAGCTTTTGTCATGTTAATCATCCCTCCTCGTTACAAAGTCGCATAATAGAAATTATGTATTGTTGGCCCCAACACCGCACAGCACGTATTCCACGTAGGACGCCGTTTCGCCCGTTTTGGTTTCCCACAAGCAGCACCTCCGCTCCGCCTCCTGAGCGGCCTCGTGGTTCGTACCGACGAATCGCGCATCATCATCGCGTCGGCCTTGTGAGTCTACAAATATTGACTCGCTATCTGGCCCTTCCGTCTCAATTCGTATCTTCCATGCTCTCATCACCCCTCGCTCCCTTCTTTTGTTGTGTGCGCGGCCATCCGCCTTGCAATCCACTCCGCGCACGGCACGGCCACGGCATTGCCCAGCATCTTGTACCGCACGCTGTCGGCAAAGCCGGCCGTATGCCCGTCCGGAAATCCCTGCAACCGCTCGCACTCCGTTGGTGTGAGGCGCCGGACTGACATGCCGAATTGAACGCATGGCTGACCGTCGCCGGTGTTCGTGTCAGCGCGCAGGCAATGGCTCAATTCCCGTTGCGGCTGGCCCCCGGTCGTGCGTGTGCATCTAGGCTCGGACATGGTTGCCACCACATCCATGCCGCGATCCGCGCAAGGGCTGGAATCATGCCGCGCTGTCAAAGTCCGTGCTACGTCGTCGGCGCAGCACGCCACAAGGTCGGTCGCGTCCTTGTAGTCCCGCTGCTTCATCGTGCTGGCCGTACCGTCGTCAACGTACTCCCCGAAGGCTGCCATCCTCACCGCCACACATCCGGCAAGCTGATTCCTGACAGGCCCGTCCTTGCACCGCGTGTCCAGCGTCGGGTTTACGTCCGTGAAACGACCGCTAGCAGGGCCGAATTCAACGTCGGCGGCAACGCCTTGCCCCGTTTCGCGGCACGGCGCAGGATGCCCGCGCAGGCTTTCGCGGAGAGACAGTATTTCGGCGCAACGCTCGGCTCCAATATGCTCACGAGAAAACAGGCCAAAGACCCTTCGGCGGCGCTGGGCCACTCCGAACCATTGAGCATCAAGCAGTCGCCACGCTCCAGAATACCCGATCCGGTCCATTTCCATGAGCACCCTTGCAAAGTCACGTCCGCCCTCGGAAGAGAGCAGTCCGGGAACATTCTCGAATAGACAGTAAGCAGGCTTGAGTTCATCGATAATCCTTGTTGCTTCGTAGTACAGGCCCGACCTGCTTCCGGCCAGGCCGCCGCGTTTTCCTGCCACGGACAAATCCTGACAGGGGAATCCGAATGTTATCACGTCGCACGGCGGGAGGTTGTGCGCCCCCGCCGTGCAAACGTCGTCAAGCGCCACCGCTTTCGGCCATCGCGCCTTGAGCAGCTTCAGGCAGTTCTTGTCCTTCTCGACGTGGGCCACGATCTCGAAGCCTGCGCGCTCAAAGCCCAGGTCGAAGCCGCCTATGCCGGCGAAGAGGGAGACGACTTTCATTCTATCCCCTCCCATATCGCGGCGTAGTTGTCGTGTTCCTTGTAGATCACAACACAGATCGACCCTCTGTATTCGCGTGCGTCTGTCTTTGCGGTGGGCTCGGATCGTGTGGGACTTGGGAGGCGCTGTAGCGGTTTCAGTTCCAGTTTCTCGCGCAGGATTGCATCGACTTCCTTTTGATCGTAGGTGCCGGACCAGACCAGTCTCGATATCTCATGATGATAGCATTCCACTAGCGTTGTCGGGATCAGGTCGTCACCGAACGGCGCGGGTTTCTGTTTCCCGTCACGGGCTTCTGTCCCGTCGATAAGGTCTTGCGTTGAGTACGTGCCCAGGTGTCCATCTCCGTGCCGCCACACTGCGCCCTTGTCGTTGTTCGTGAATTCGATATAGTTCTCACCGGAATCGGTGGGGGTCGCCCACGGAAGAAGACCGGGAATAAGCAAGTGCTTCTCGCATGGCGGGTGAGGGGTGTCAGCGTTCCATTGGCTCCGTGCATCATCTCCTAGGTAGGCTGCGCACGTCCAGTCCCCGTCGTTGTTTTCATGGCCGGTCTCCGGTGTCGCGTGACAGCAGGTGCGGCATGTGATGCTGGCCAGTGGACAGCTTGATTCCGTGTTCGTGCCCCAGCAGAGCTCCCGCGCGTCACACCACCCGCAACGGTAGTCGCTCGGGTCTGACGTGAATCTCTCGGGGGGCAGGACGGATGTGATGATGCTCTTTGCCCGTGCTATCATGCTTTTGTGGTGCTCCGGATCATAGCGCACCCGCTCAGTGTAAATCTCGTCGGTGTCTTTGTTCTTTGCCATGTACAGGCCGCGAGTAAGGCCCATCTCTCCCATGTAGGCTTGCATTTGCGCGTAGTGCATCGGCTTCGACGCTCGCAGCCCTTTCGATATGAGGTCTTTGAAGGACTTCGCACTGTGGGTCTTCATCTCTAGAAGGTGCCACGTCTTCGGTGCTTCGGGAATGCCCAGGGCCGCACCATCGCAATGCCCGCGGAAGTGACCGCCGAGTGCCTTGAACCCGATCTGGTTCCCGTCCTCGCCCACGTCCATGACTTCGCAGCCGATCCCCCGCAGTTCCTCGACAAAGCGCGGCTCCTCAAGGTGGCCGGTCAGGAAGAGGCGCAGCAGGCGCCCGTCGTGCTTGACCTTGCCCCCGGCCCGGAACGTGTACCAGAGATAACGGGTGCAGTGGTGCCCGATCATTGATGCGCCCAGATACATCCGCGGTGCCTCCATTGCCGCGCGGGCCTCGTGCCATGCGTAAATCGCCTTGACGGTCTCTGATGTGCCGCTGTTCAGAATCGCTGCCAGATCGTTCATTTGCGTCCTTGTAGCGGGCCGCACCGGGATCGCCGGCGCGGCCCTGTTAGGGGTGTTAGCCGACCTTGATGGCGACAGACAGCTTCTTCGGCTTGCTTGTGATGTGCTTGGACAGCAGCGCCGCCGTGCAGGGATCATTCTTCACCATCTTCCTGTACGCCGCCTCATCGAACGTGTAGGTGGCCGCCTGCGGAGGCACGTAGGTGAGCGGGGCAATCTCGCAGAGGTCTTCATCGTTCCTCAGCGCGTCCACGTCCGCCGTGTAGTCTGTCCCGCGCGTGACAGTGACCTTCATGCCGTTCCCGGCGTCCACCGTCTGGCTACCCTGCGGCTTCGAGTTGACTAGCTCTCCAATCTCCAACTCACAGGCGATCCGCAAGTTCTTCATGTTGTTCTCGTCGATCTTCAGGCGGGCCAGTTCCAGCACGAGATCTGATAGGGTCTTTTTTGGTGTCTCTTCCATGATTACTTCCTCATCCACGGCATTGCGTTCGTCGCGGGCGCCGTCTTGGGTTGCTGCTGCTGTTGGGGTTGGGTTCTGGGTGCCGGGGTGGTCGCCTGCTCCGGCGTCCCGTATTCCTGCGAGCCGACAGCGCGGAAGTCCGCGAAGTCATTCTCTTCGGGGTTGCCCTTCTGCACCTTGACACGCGCATCGACAATCTTGCCGATGAACTCCGAGCAGGCCCGCAGCGTCGGGATACCCGCGGCCGCACCGAGCTTGTCCAGCTTCTCCCGCCCGATCGCCTGCGCCCCCACCGACTGATTGACGATGTTGAACTTGTCCCAGACGTACTTCCCCTTGCCGGGACCGTCTACGACCTGCAGCCCGACATTGACGTACTTCCCGTTCTTGGCCAGGGTGGACCGCACCTCCATCGACTTGATCTCCATCGTGTACCAGTCCGGCTTGAGTGGGCCGAATTGCCGCTCCTCGTATTCCGTCGCTGAGGGATCATGATTCTCCCCGAATATGCCCGTCAGGTCGTCCCTGTCATCTCCATCGAATCCGTTGCTCATACTCTGCTCCTTCTTTCTGTGGTTTACTTACTGCCTGTCATTGCCTGCCCGATCGCGTCCTGAAACGCTGCCCAATCCAGAGGGAGCTCGTAGGGAAGCGCCCCGTAGATGCCCCGTCCGCCGCCCGGATGCGCGGGACGCGGCTGCGTGTAGAGGAACCGCCGACCCCCGCTGATATCCTTCGCCTTGCTCTTCTCCGCACCGAACCCCTGGCTTTCCTTGACGACGGCTACCTTGGTCGTCGCGAAAAGGATCACGTCAGCCCATCGCTTCAGGAGCTCGGCCACGTCGCCAAACTCCAGATCGAAGTCGTAGCAGTCATAATCGTCGCCCTCGGGATTCTTGTGCTTCTTGATCTTGGTATGGCCGATGATGATGCTGGCCATCCCCTTGCTCTCGCGGAGGGCGTCAAGCCCGTTGAGGATATCGCGCCACCGGGCCATGATCGCGGCTTCGCCAGTGCGGAAGCCGGGAACCTTGCGGATGTTGTTCGTCTTGAACTCCGCGCACACGTCCTCGTTGATGACCAGTGCCGCGGCAGACGCGGAATCCAGCACTACGGTGGAGAAGTCGTGATTCTCCGAGTAGAGTGCGCCAATCGCGTTCTGGATGTCGGCATACGATGCCAGCGTGGGGAAGGATGCCACGTCAAGGGCGTCCGCGCCTTCCTCGCCGCGCATGGGCATGACGATCGGGTGGTTCAACCCGATCTCCGCCAGCTTCCCTCCCTCGAACCGCGATCCGCACGCGAAGGTTGTCTTCCCGATTTTCTCCGTCCCAAGGATGACGATCCTCGGTGCCTGATGGACTACTTCTTTCCTGATGCTTGCCAGTGTAATCATGACTGCTCCCCGTTGTTGATGAACACATCGACCGAACTCTTGAGCCAGCGACGCTGACCCCCTACGAGAACCTTCTGGATCAGGCGCAAGTCGCCGCCGTTGCGGTGCCGCACCCTCGGCGGGCCTGAACGCAGAATCCGCCGCATGGTTTTGGGTGAGATACGGAGGAGAGCGCAAAGCTCGCCATCCGTGATAAGGGTGGAGGGGGAAGTCATGATTACACCTTTTTCCGCTTGTCGTACGTTTCGCGTAACATTTGCCTCAAGATGCGCGCCGTAGATACGCCGTTGCGTTTTGCGCAGGTCTTCGCCCAAGCCAGGACATCCGAGTCGCACCGGACATGGATCCGTGAACTGAGCTGGCTCTTTTTCTGCATTTCTGGTCCCATTACTTACTCCGGTTAAGTGTTTTACTGCCTTGCCCAAAAGGTGACTTTATCGGTCACTGCGTCTGACATGCGCCCAAGATAGGACACAGGGGAACACAGCGCAACACAAAAGAGGACATAAAAACAGCATCACGTAACCGCTTGACAGAAAGCGCCGGAGGGCGTAAAAGTGGAGACAAAAAATACAGCGAAGGAGCCGAAAGCAGAAAAGAAAGGGTGAAGCGTGACAATGACGAAAGAGAGAAAAACAGGATCGCCCCAACGCGGCCGGCGTCCGTCCCCCGGGCCGACCTACACCAAGGTGAACATCCGGATACCGCGCGAAATCGCGGAGTGGGCAGAAGAGACCGCCAAGTCAGTGGGCGAAGATACGTCGGTTGTATGGCGGCGTATGTTGCGGGAGGCTTATGTCCGGCTCAAGGACCAAGACATTGATCTAGTATTTGGAGCGACCCTGGACCATCACGACGAATAGCTCACCCAATCAGAAGCATGGGGCGGGATGCCGCCTTGACGGTCTCCTGCTCCATGCTTTCGATCGTGTATCGGTCCGTAATGCGCAGGGAGCCGCTGGAATGGCCCAGCACGGCCCGCGCAGCGTCCGGTCCATACTTCCGCCGCACCCTGGTCCCGCAAGCGTGCCTCAGTTGATTTGGAGACCAGTCGGCCACTTCCACCCCAGCCTTGCGCGCGGCCTTGATGGCGTACCCTACCGACTGCCCGTAATTCAGGGTGGTATACGCATCGCCGGGGGTCCACGCTGGATCAGCCTTGCTCCGGTCGCGCTGTGAGGGCTGTACGCGCGTTTTCCTGTTCAGACGCTTCACGGTATTGCGCTCAGCCACGGCGCGCGCAGGAGCGAAGCAGGGGGCTTCCTTGGAGCCTTCCATGTAGGGGGAGAGAACACGCTGGCCGAGGGGACCGATCACGACCACGC